GCTTCGTGTAAAAGCGGGGCGACCACTGGTAAATCACCTGTTAAAGGGTGTATTGCTAGTGAAAGGCTCTATCACAAATTCTTTTGTTAAAGTGATCGTAACTTATGTTCGTTATCTATATTATCTTAATACTAAAAATGGACCTAGCTTTGTTGCTAAGTACCTTAAATGTTGTGTCTCCTTATTAATGCAAGCTCTTGCTGGTGCACGGCACCATTCAACACAAGAACTCGGAGTAAGTATTGCTAGAACCCATCGAGGTTTACCTCGAGTGATTCCAAAACTTCATAGAATGAAAATTCGTGAAGGCAATATCTTATATATACGCCTTTGGTTGACGTTATTCAGTGTCTATCGAGTAATCGATTACACTGGTAGACTTAAAATATCTACAATTATAACTCCAACGAAAGCGCGTATCAATAAGGATGAGCTCGTGAAGGCAACTCAATCTTTAAAAGATCAATTTAGATCTAATTTAATTGAAGATGTATCCAAAGAAAGTTTGAAACCTTTCTGGATAGCATCGTCTTCACCCAACACCTTAACCGTACCCGTAGCTACTAGAAATATTTCTAGCTATTCTACTTCCATTTACGCCGTACTTGGTAGCTTAAGAGCATACGCGAAGACGAAAATGTTCGCAAATTACTTTAAACTCGCTATTAGATCATCTTTCCTGATAGGGAAAGAATCTGGTCTAATGCACCCCTTGGTACGTGTTATTCAACACTGTCAAGAGGCTGTAAATTGTATGCCTCAATCTGTTTTATACAGAATTAGAGAAGATTTTAACTTTTATAGTAATTATCTCTCTGAGGAAACATACCTGAAGGACTCCTTTTTAGGAAAACTTTCCTTTAAAGTTGAACCAGCAGGAAAAATACGAGTGTTTGCTATGGTAGATTGCTTTACACAATGGCTTTTAGCACCTTTACATAAAGGAATATTTAATTTTCTTAGAAAGATTCCCGAGGATGCGACTCATGATCAAAACTTGACCTTGAGTACATTTGTGGAACGTCTACGATGCGACAGTATCAAAGAGGTTTTCTCTTTTGATTTAACTGCTGCAACCGATAGAATTCCAGTATCCGCTCAAGCTCTAATATTGGATACAATGTTAGAACGTAATTATGGTTCCGATTGGGCAACCTTTTTAACGTCTAGATGGTATCAACTATCTACACCTAATTGGGACCCGAAGGCCATATCTTGTGTTAGCTTGGGAATCGATCCCTTGAAGGATAAGGATAATCCTTATCTTTCATTGAAATTAAGTAAACCCGGTAAAGACGGACAAAGAATTCCATACGTGGACGCTGTCAAATATGCAACAGGCCAACCCATGGGTGCTCTGTCATCGTGGGCTATGCTTGCCTTAACTCACCATGTAATGGTTCGAATGGCCGCGCTTCGAGTAGGCTATAGAGAGTTTTCCCTCTATCTAGTACTTGGCGATGACTTGGTTATCGCTGACAAACGAGTTGCAGCGTCTTATTTAGACATTGCTCGTGAATGGGATATTGAGATAAATTTATCCAAATCCGTCATTTCCGACAATGGTTCTCTTGAGTTTGCTAAAAGATTTTTCTTTAAGTATCAAGATGTTTCCGGTCTTTCTTTCAGAGAAATGGCCGTATCTAAATATGATATTAGAGGGTTGCTACAGTTGTTCACACGAATTAGTAGAGTAAGAAATACTCGTATTTCTGAATTACTATCATTCCTCGGACATGGATATAAAGCTTTATCTAGAATTAATACTAGATTTGAGAAGCTTGGCTCTGGGATGCGTAAAAGCTTGCTTTTACTATCTTATCCAGGCATGCCCTTTTCTAAATTAGTTTCTTATAAAGATTGGTTATGTTCTCCTAGTTTTAACAAACCTGGAAAACGAGCCATTTTACCAGAACAATTAGAATACTTGAAGGATTTAGGTCGTAAAACAGCTGATTCTGTTCAACAGAGTTACTTACCTCGAAATCCATCTGAATTCAAGTCTTTCTTCTTCAGTATGCTAACTCCCCATAACCGAC